GGTATTGATGTTAAAATCATATCCACTGAATTATCCGGCATTTCTTTTTTATCTGCATGAACTACAACAGTATCATTGTTGTAAAGTGTAACATTGTCGTAAACTAATTTACGACCATTAGCAAAGATTTGTCTTTCCATTTGTGATTTAATTAGGTTGTTATTTAATCCGTTTTCTTTTACAAGTTCAATCATTTGTGAGTTTAATTCAATATGTTTTGCCCACTTCTCTTTTAATGTTTTTAATACTTCATATTCGTTTTCAGTATAGATAATATGAACGTTAACGGTCTTAGTTTGACCAAAACGATAACATCTGTGAATAGCTTGTATAAAATCATTGAACTTGTAATCTATACCTGCAAAAATCATATTGTTGCAATGGTCTTGAAAGTTACATCCGGAACCTGCGATTTTAGGTTTGGTAAGTAAGTATTGATATTTGCCTTCGCTAAATCCTATTAGCAATTCTTCTTTTTTCTCATTTGGTAAACCACCGTAAACAGATGCAAAGTTTTCACCTCTGAAATTACTTTCAAGTGTTTGACGTTCGCTTTCTAAATGATGCCAAATAATAACATTATCTTTTATCTCTTCAGCTATTTCACAAGCTTTGTTAATACGTGCCGGCAAGCTATCTCTTTTTTCACGCGATACTTCCAAAAGAGACTTACTAAGATCTTTAAATAAAATAGGCTCTCCCCACTTATTAAGCGGTTGATCTTTAATATCGTAGCTTATGCAATGCTCAATTATGTTTAATTCAGGTAAATCATATCCTGTGGAGTCGTAACCTAAATCGGCAGGTGTATTGATAAAAGCGGCCCAGGTACTTACCCATTGCCAAAATTCTTTTTTCTTATTCTCGTAAAGTTTAAGCTGACCTGCTTTTGTTGAGTCTCTTTGGAAAAATCTTGTTAAAGCATGGCCGCGTGAAATGACTCCTAAATAATCAGCATAATTCAAAATCTCTATAAAATCATTTGGAGTAGGTGTCGCAGTTGCAACAAAACGGTAAGCTACTTTTTTAAAATATGAAAGGACGAATTGCGTTGTTTCTGTTTGCAGGTTTCTTAAAATAGATGCTTCGTCAAAAGATACGCCGCAAAACAATTCAGGGTTAATATCACCTTTGCGCACACGTTCGTAGTTGGTAAGGTATATTTGAATGTTTGAATTTTCAAAGTTATCTGTATCGGTTATGTATGTAACATCATATCCGGTCTGTAACTTTCTGTTATCTCTTTTAAATTCACCGCTAACACCTAACGGGCAAACAATTAGGAAAGGCTTATTTGTGTGCTGAATAAGTTGCTTTGCAATCTCAAGCTGCATAAAGGTTTTACCTAATCCGAAGCTTGCAAATATTGCGCGCCTGCCACCCTGCAAACAAAAGTTAACGATGTCTTTTTGATGTGGAAAAAGCTTTTCTGTAAACTTTAAATTTTCGGTTTCAATACCGAAGTTTTCGGCAACTATAACTTTGCCTTTTAAAAACTTTTGATAGTCTTTGTTCATGTGTTTAGGTTTAAGGTTGTAAAAATAGATATTAAATATTTATAAACAAATTTAATTTTAAAAAGGTGCTGCATTGCTTTGTATTTCTTCCATCGCTTTAAAAAGCTGTATCTCATTTTGAAAGTCAAGATCGCAGCTTGCAAGCATTCCGTTTCTTTGTTTCATTATTCTAATCCTTCGCTTTGTCTCATAACTTGCATCCGCTGCCCTTTCAGACTCATTTGCACCCCAAAGCATTAAGATCAGATCAGCATCCTGTTCAATGGCACCGGATTCACGTAATGCTGAAATCGGAGGAGGTACGTCCCAGGAACTACCTTTTACACCGTCCCGGCTAAGCTGCGATAATGCGATTATCGGTATTTCCAATTCTTGTGCAAGGTTTTTAAGTTCGCGGCTTATGGTAGCTATTTCCTGTTCCCGATTGTTTTTTGTTTCACTCTGCATGAGCTGTAAGTAATCGATAACTATTAATCCAATGTCATGCTGCTTTTTTAAACGGCGGGCCTTTGCTTTTAAAGATCGCAGGTTTACTGCATTCGCATCGTCAAAATAAATTTTATGTTTTGATAGCTGCGTGGCGGCTTCACTCATTTTCTGATAATCTTCATCTGTTAAATTGCCGGTCTGCAATTTTCTCATAAATATGTCCGATTGTGCTGCAAGCATTCTAATGGCTAAATAAGGCGCTTTCATCTCAAGTGACCACACACCCACACCATAACCACTTAGCGCCGCATTTCTTACCAAATTAAGCGACAGAGCCGTTTTACCTATTGAAGGGCGGGCGGCAATAATTATAAGATCTCCAGGCTGCCAGCCGCGTGTACTGAAGTCTATTTGCTTAAATCCCGAAGGCACTCCCGTTATGCTGGTTCCCGCCTGTTTCCATTTATCGATCTTTGATAAAGTGTCAACTAATACACTTGAAATATGTAAAACGTCTGTTTGCTTTACATCTGAAATTGTTGAAATATGCTTTTCTGCAAGGTCGCAAAGTTCAAAAGGATCTGACTCATTACTTAGTGCCTTAGCTGTTAGTTCGCTGCAAAGTGTGATTATCCTGCGAAGTATGTACTTTTCATGTATTATCTTAGCGTGGTTAGTAATGTGAGCGGATGAAACAACTGCGTTTGTAAGCTTTACAAGTTCGTAAGCGCCTCCGATGTTTTCAAGTTCGTTAATATCTCTAAGGTATTGAGAAACAGTCACTAAATCAATTGGATGATTTTTCTTGTTTAATTCAGCACATGCGTTGAATATCTTAGAATGATTAGTAACATAAAAGCTATCTGTAGTAAGTAAATCAGATACTTTGTCAAATGCACCTTTCTCGATTAATATCGCGCCTAATATAGCGGCTTCGGCTTCCCTTGCTTGTGGTTGTAATCCTGTCATAGTTTATTTTTCTAATGGTGGCAATCCTATTGCGGCACGTTCCCTATTCCAAAGGTCGCGGTTATATGCTGCAATCTTTTCTTGTTCATCGATCTTTTTTTTGTTTTCATCTTTAAACCAAACAACTCTCATTTTCTGTTTCCAATTCAATACAGGCTTTCCGTTGCTGTCTTTCCAGTCGGCATCGTTGTAGTAATGCCAGGCCTTTTCTGCATTCTCATAGCCGTTATCTGTAAAGAATTTAATAACTTCTTCAAGTTGTGGAGGTTTAAATTTTGATTTTTTGCTTTTTATATTATTTATATTATCATTTATATTTTCATTTTCATTTTCATTTTCCATATGTTTAACATATGTTGAAGATATCTTTTTCTTTAATTTATTGTTTCTCCTTGATTCTGAATACTTTGAACGTTTTATAGCTTCTTCCCTTAATCTTTCATTAAAAAATTTACCGTCTACCTTTTTAAATTTTGAATAAATATCTTCATCATAAGCTTTACATATGAATAACATATCTTTTTCAGTTAGTTCATATTTTTGATGTTGTAAGCATAATAACCTAATATACCTACCGACCTGTTCATCAGTCATCGTTAACGTACCTGTTAAAAAATCACTTGTGTAAAATAGAAATGCAGGATCTTTTGCCATAAAAAGAGAATGCCCGCCGGAATAAAGGAGGTAGCAGACTCCAGTATCCCATTGGGCAAAAAGTTTGAAAATTGATGCTGCTACTCATCGTTAACAAAATTAAGATATTGCGTTCATTTTTGCAACTTTTTTCTTCTCTTCTTTCAGCATTCGTTTCATGGCATTTATACCTTTTGCATTCAGCTTTGTAGGTAAAAGTATATACTCAAGCCAAATGCAATGGGTGCCGTATTTTGTTTTTCCTTCCTTCTTTGTACGTGTAAGCTGCACACCGAAAGGCTTTTCAATTAAGCGGATTACTTCTCGGCTTATGTTACTGATACCGAAATAGTTGTATCCGTTTTTAATAGATACCGGTTTTCCTGTTAGCAGATACGTTGCTAGCGCTTGTTGACGTGTCATGGTTTTGGTTTTGAGTTAAAAAAAACGCCCTCCGTTCATTTTTAGTAATCTTCCGGATTATTGTTTATACGAAGGGCGAATATTTTTAAAATAAAGATCAATTGCCTTTTTTGCGTGGTCAAAGCCTGCTGCAAATATTGCCGCGTATCCTAACTGCTGAAGCTTCTCCAAAGTTCTGTTTTGCTCCTGTGTGTGTTTATCTTTGCGTAAATCTCCCGACTTAGTTACAATCTGACTAATATCCTTTTTTATTTCCATAAACAAACCAGCATATTTGTCAGATGGGTGAAGTATAAGCAGATCGGGTATCTTGTAACGTTTGCACCTTTTGGCTTTCATTTCCATTACAAGCCCTATGCTTACACGCATCCCTGAAGGATCAGAGGTATAAATAAC